ACGTGCGGCGGCACTCCTTGGGATATCCGTTCGCTATCCCCGGGGCGTTTCCGCTGTTGGGTGTGTTGCTGGACCAAAACCCTGTCTCCGCCCTAACGGCCGGAAAACTCGCCATGGGGGTGGAGAAAAACCCCGCCATGACGATCCGCGTTTCCGAAAGCGGAATTGAGGTGGGCGGGTTGCTCCCGCTCCCGCTCGCGATGGGGCCCGCGACCGCAACCGCGATTGCCGCCATTTCCACTTTTATCGGGGCTTTGATGACGGCACTTGCAAATCCCGCAAACCTCTTGCCGAACGCGGTGGCCGCGGACCCCGCTTTGGTTACGGCATTGACCGCCTTTGTCGCCGCAATGGCCACCGCAGGTCCGGCCATTCCAGCTACCATTACGAAGGGCCAATGATCGTTTCTTTTCTTGAAACCGCGGACCACGATTTTGACTTGGAGGACGGAAACCTAGTCCTCTGTCGTGACGCGCGCGCGATTGCCGCTCACATTGAAACCCGTTTCCGTTTCTTCCTCGGAGAGTGGTTTTTGGATGTCCGGGAAGGTGTTCCTTATTATGAGGACATCCTTGTCAAAAACCCCGACATTGGTGTTTTGCGGCAAATCCTCCGTTACGTTGTCGTGACCACGCCCGGTGTTACCGATATCACCGCGTTTTCGCTAGAATACGAACCTAGCACCCGGACGGTTTCTTACTCGTTCAACGCCACGGCGGATACCGGAGAAGAGATTACCGGTGGCAATGCCTTTATCGTCCTCAAAAAGGATTGATTGTCATGTCGCAACTTACCCCGGCCGGGTTCACGGCAAAGACCTTGCGCGACGTCTTGGGCGAAATCGAGACGTCCGAAAAGGACAATATCGATCCTGCGGTCGATGTGGCGTCCACCCGTCCGCTCGGTCAATTGAACGGCGTTTACGCGGACCGGGAAGCTGCCTTGTGGGAGTTGCTCCGTCTTGCGTTTTCCGCGTTCGACCCTGATCAGGCCGAGGGGTATTTGCTGGACGCGTTGTGCGCCTTGACCGGGACCACGCGCCGTCCAGCATCGCGTTCACTCGTCCCGGCAATCTGCTCGCTTGACGCGGGTGCGTACCTCCCGGCCGGGAGCCTCGCCAGCGTCAACGGCCAACCCACCCGCCGCTTTCGGTCGCGGGCCCGGTTCCCCACTTCCGGGACGGTCGCGACCGCGGGGGATTACGAAGTCCAATTCGAGGCGGAGAATACCGGCCCGATCCCCGCGAACGCTGGAACCCTCACGGTCATCGCGGGCCCGGTCGCGGGGTGGAACGCGGTGACGAACCTTGTCGACGCCGAACCCGGGATCAATGAGGACACGGACGCCATTTTGCGGACGCGCCGTGCATCGGAATTGCAATCCGTGGGTGGAAGCACACCGGACGCGATCCGGTCCGATTTGCTCAAACTCTCCGGTGTTCTGTTGGTAACGGTATTCGAAAACCTTTCGGATACCGAAAACAGTGACGGCATGCCCCCACACTCTATTGAAGTGTTGGTGTATGACGGCGTATACCCCTCCACCTCAAATGACAAAATCGCCCAAGCGATTTGGGATTCTCGGGCCGGTGGCGTGACCACCTACGGAAACTCCTCCGGGACGGCCGTGGACTCAGAAGGAAACAACCAAACGGTTTACTTCTCCCGTCCGGTCCCGAAGAATGTCTATCTTGATATTACGGTGGACACCGAAGGAACGACCCCGGCGGGCGCCGCGAATCTCCTCCGGGATTACGTGGTGGCAAAGGGTAATCTGGAATTCAATCCGGGCGACGATGTGATCGCGCTGGCCCTCAAGTGCATCCTTTTGGATACCAAGAAAGACCTTGGTTACAAATGGGTCAATGACGTTCCCACACTGAAACTTGGTTTCAGTGCCTCCCCTTCCGGGACGGCAAACCTTGCGATTTCCGTCCGGGAGATTGCACGTTTGGATACCTCGCGCACGACCGTCACGCTAGACTGACGGGGTGACCAAGCCCCTAATTTTTCAGTGGTCGGATCAAATCCGAGCCCACTTGGAGGCCATCCACCCCGCGGCGCCTTGGCTCGTCGTGACGCTCGGATGTTGGGCCGCGGTCTACGCCGTGCGTCGGTGGATGCCCCGCGTGTGGGTTTGGCTGGAATCGGTGGGTCCTGCGGATGGCGGCGCGGCCAAGGTTTTCCAGGGTCTCCCGGCCGTCATCATGGGCGCGCTGGTCTCGGTCGCCCTGACGGGCGGGGACTTCTCCGCGGCCGCGAAGGGTGCCGCGGCAGGTGCGATTGCCCCGTTGATGCATGAATGGATGAAAGCTTATCGCGGCGCCGCGGGCCCCGGTCCGGCGGGAGGATAATATGGACCTCTCTATTCTTTCGATCTTCTCCGCGGTGACCACGGGTCTTTTGCTCCCGGTTTTGTCGTATCTTATCGTCCGAAGGGATCAAAAGCTTGCAGGTGATCGCCCAACTCGCGGCCAATTCCGTGACCCGTCACGAATTCGAGTCCGCAATGGGCAACGTCCAACACACCCTCGATTACATCAAAGACCGTTTGGATCGGGTGCAGTAATGGCGGTCCCGGAGCCGATTACCAATCATACGGAAATCGCCTTGGGGCGGTTGGTGGAGCAATTCAAAAAAGACAAGCCGGTGTTGCACGGTTTGATTCGAGCCTTTGTCGATAGTTTGCAGGATTTGGAAGACAATGTGTGGCAAGTCATTTGGGGCCGCATGTTGGATTATCCGCCTGTCAACAATGTGTGGCGAGCGGAAGGAAACCAACTCGATACCCTGGGAAAAATCGTTGGCGCCAAGTCGCGCTTGGGGTTGGAGGACCTAGATTTCCGGGAGTTGATTCGCCTCCAAATCAGGATCAACAGGTCATATGGTCGACCGAATGACTTGTTGGAAATCTTCCGGATGGCCGTTGGTGATACGGCCGTGTTCACTTACCGTGAATACACGTATAACGCGATGTATTTCTACATGGAATCCATGGAGGTACCGGTCGCGGTAATTGCTCTAAATGCACTCAACAGAGGGCGCGCGGCCGGGTGCCGTGCCATTTTGGAGTATTTTACCGACCGGGTGGCCGAACCGGATATGTTCCGCTTTTCTGATGGTGGGACGGGCGGCGCGGGCGGATACGGAAACCAAGGCGATTCCACCTCGGGTGGACTCTTGACGTCAATGCAGGGGTAACATGACTCTCCCGAAAGACACACATTGGGCCAGTGACGCCGCATACCCCGCCGGGACGGACCCGTGGTCGGGCGGGAATACCAAAACGGAGCCGTCCTCCGGACAGAAAGACGGAGGTTTTGTTCCCGAGGCCACATCTCCCGCCCAAGGGGAAAATTGGTGGCGGAACGCGATGCATGAAAATGCAACCTTCCTGGACGCCATTCTTTCGGGTATCGGTTACACCGAATACACGTCGGATACCACCGTCACGGCTCCGGACAACGCGGTGGCCGCGATCCTTGTCGGGTGCGGTGGCGGGGGCGGCGGAGGTGGCGGGTCCAATGCGGGTGCGGATTCTCGTGCATGCGGGGGCGGTGGAGGTGGCGGCGCGCGCAAGCAAACCACCGTTGTCCGGATTTATCCAGGTGAAGATTACGATGTGGTCATCGGTTCGGGAGGCACGGGCGGCGCGGGGTCGACCGACCGGAGCGATGGTAACACGGGCGGCAACGGTGGTGCAGGTGGGACAACCAAGCTCGTCCGTGTGACCGGAACCGTCACGGTGGCCCAATTCAAGGGCGCATCCGGTGGTAGGGGTGGCGTGGTCACCTACGGCGCGGGCGCGGGACAAAAGACTTTCGCCCCCGGCGGAACCGACGTCCTTACGGACATTGTTTCTCCGCCGAATAATCTTACAGTAATGCCGTTCCTCGGAGCGATGGCCGCTGCGTCCCGTGGCTCGCCGGGGACCACGAATAATGTGGTTGGCGGGTCCGCTTACCAGAATTACCAGAACGGCGGACAATCTCCGGAGGGTAACACCGGTGGAAACATGGGTATCGTGGACGATACCCAAGTGGGTAGCTACTACGGCGGCGGCGCGGGTGGTGGTGGTGGCGCTTACGGCAAGGGGGGGGGGGGTGGGGACGGCTCGGCTCCGAATAACGTGGGCGCGGCCACGTCCGCGGCCTCGGGCGGCGCGGCGGGTCTCTCCGCGGGCGGCGGGGGTGGCGGCGGATGCGGCGGCGCGACCGCGGACGGTGGCGCGGGTGGCGACGGTGGCGCGGGCGGTCCCGGGAAACTTTGCATTCTTTGGATCTGCTCGGGTGTGATTCCGCCTTGATCAAGAAAGGGCGCATGTCAATGTTAGAGACATGCGCCCTTCTCAGAATGTGAAAGTTGTGGTCGTAACGCCGTTCCCACACGGTGTCCACTTGATCCTGGACATCATTACATGTGGGTTTTGGATTCCCTTCCACTTCACGTGGTGGATTCTTACGCGGCGGATTTTCTAGAAATCCGACCCACCAAAGTCCTCGGGACCGCACCCGGGCGGGAACGGATCCTTTTCCACATCGACCACGGCATACCGGTTTCCCGTCGGTATGACCGCTTGGTCAAGGTGTTTGTCCAGCAATTCCGTGGACATACCGTCGCCGATTCGCTCATATCCGAACGGGTGGAATTCGCGAATCACGAATCCGTCCGCGTCCTTCTCCCGACACGGCACCCCGTACTCTTTGGCTCGGGACCACGTCATGTCCGAGCGACCGCGGATCCATTCTTTTCTACGCCCGTGGAGAAATTCGATAATCATTGTAAGCCTTTAGTGCGCGCCAATAGCACTCTTCCCAAGTTTCTCCGTAGATCCATTCGCCGTCCAGCCAATTCGCGGTAACGGCCCAACGTCCGAGCGGGGTACGTTCGGAGACCAACCCCAAAGAGAAAACGGGCATTTAGACGATCGTGGCTCCGATCCTACGATATTCGATTTCTAGGCCGAGGGATTCGGCAAGGGCAACGGCAGATTGCATGCCCGCGGACAGACCGTGGTCCATGTAGACCACCATGACGTCCGCCACGCGAATCCAGGCAACCCCAGCCGCGATGCCTACCCTTCGGTCCTCCGGATCGTGGTCGTTCAGGACTTGCGTGTGGAGGAGGTGCGACATAATCGGCGCCTCGCCCCGCATGAGAGAATCCCGGAGACACCGACGCGCGTAAAGTGTGTTCCGGATTACATCTCCGGCGTAAGGGGATTCTAGGATGACGAGGCGCATCATTTGTCTTTCCCCGATGTCGGGTGGAGAACGACGCGGATCAACCACTCTTTGCGCCCGCTCTTTTTGTTGGATTTCTCCACCGTGCAAGAGATGAGGTCCGGTGGGTGCGCTTTGACGGAATCCGAAACCTGTTTCAGGGTTCGGGCCAAGTTGGTCTTTGCCGAGATGGTGTCATCGTCCTTCATAGGTCACCAAATTTGTAATCCGACATGTGAGCCAAAGAATCGGTGTTCACGCGGGCCAGCGCCCATTTCCCCAGGGCGACCGCATCCCACACGTTGTGTTTTTTGGACTCCGGGACTTTTGCCATGCACGAGCACGCCAACGCCTCGTCCACTTTTGCCATCGCGCGGCGGAGGTGGTCATGGTGTACGACCTTGGCTTGGGCGCCCTTCCACGTCCGGGGCCGGAATCCGTAGACCTTCACCCTGGTATTGTGGGTCAAGACCCGTTCCACATGCCGCCCGGCGTTCATGGCCAGGACAATCAAACGGTTGGGGTCCACGCGTTGCTCGTCCGGATAGACCATCGGAAATTCGATGGCCAACACACCCGCCTCGCGAATGCACGGAATTGGTGGGGGTCCAAGCCCACACGATCCCAAACCCTCGGGCGTCCAGAAAGACCAACCCGCGTCGTTCCCTGGATCGATCGCCAGAATGCCGCGCGCGCCGTTGGGGCCCATTAGTTCAACGCCTTGTTTTTATTGTTCATTGAGGTGGTGAGTTTCTTCCACTTGACGGAAACGCACCCCAAAATACCGGAATGAAACGCCCCGAATACCCACACGGAATCCGGGGTCTTGGGAACGGCCATCATGTCGCAACACCGGGTCACGTCCGCATCGTTCTCCCAACCGGCGAGGAGTCCAACGCGCGCCGCCTCGGGGGTGACGATGTGCATCATGACTCCGTTGGAGCTTTCCAGAACCAAAATCACGTGGCCGTGAGGGCAACCTGCCTTGTGATAGAAATCAATGATTTCGCTCCAAAGTGGGTTGATTTCCGAAAGGAATTGGTCAAGCGTTCCCTTATCCATTTCATCCCCAAGGAATAAGTCGGCCGTTGGAATCATAGCACGCTTTCGCTTCTTTACTCCACCGTCGCATCAACAGCGGGGGCGCAGCAATACGGACGTCCGGAATCCACTCCTTTGCCGCCGAGACCATGACGGACTCCAAGGCCATGGCTACATCGTGGGCCCGAGCATCGTCCATGCATTCCATGATAATTTCGTCATGAATGAAATTCACCGGGCGGGAGCCGTACAATGGAGATTCCGGAATGGTGTAGGCCGCTTCGCACACCTTCCACAAGGCGTACTTGGCCGCGTCCGATCCGAGCCCCTGGAAAAAGGTGTTACATGCGGCCGTGTAGGTGCACCCACCCCGGATGCGGTTGGAGAAAAGTTGCATGACCGCGCCGCGGCCGTCATCGTCGACCATGTGGGAATCGATCCAACGGAAATAGTCGGACATTTCCGGCCACTTGGCCAGCCATCGATCTTTCAACCACCGGGCCTTTTCTTCCGTCAGGATGACTCCGTAAAGTTCCTTAGCGAATATCACGAGGGTTTTTGCTCCGAGGCCTCCGGGGAATCCGAAGTTGGCCACTTTGGCGGTCTGTCGGTTGTCGTCAAACTCTTGATATTCTGGGGAATCCTTCGGAAGCTTGCGCCGCCGCAAGCCTTCCTCGTAAGGGATCCCCATCATCGCGCACGCGAAGTCCGTGTGCGGATCAAGGCCTGCATTGATAGCGTCCCCCAATGTCGAGCGGCCGAGAACCCGGTAGCAGGTTTGCGCAAGGGTGGTAAGCTCCAACCCTTCAAAGTCCGCTTGGGCGAACACCATCCCCGGGCGCGGGCGGAACGCTTCCCGGATTCCGGGCAAACGACGGGGGTTCTGTACGTTCGGCTTGCTGGACGTGGTCCGGCCCGACCATGCGATCCCAAAGTGGGTATGTATTGGGTACGTAATCCCCATCCGCAACATATCGATATCTTTGGAGAGAACGGATTTTAGCTCCCCAAACTCACCGTACAATGTCAACAATGGATCTTCGGAATCCGTACACACCTCCGCTGATAGGGAAACGTCCTCCCCATCCGTCATGACGAGCTTTCGCGGCTTATCCGCGGTGGGGACGAACGGAATCCCCTGCGGCCCGGACTCGCCCTCGGCCGCACGGCGCCAGCCGCACACGGCTAGCATGCGTTCTTTGGCCGCTTTGGTGTTGCGGGGGGTTTCGATACGGGGGTTTTTCCCGCCAATTTCCTTCCACTGGACCAATCCATTCTCAATAAGGATCTTCTCCAAGCGATCGTATTCGGCGCGGGTGGCGCTTTCGAGGGCATCGACTGCGGCCGTATCGGTCCGCAAACCCCACGTGCTCGTGCATTTGAGGGCGAAGTCCCCGCGGGTTTGGCGATATTGATCCTCCAAGACCGGAATGTGCGGGGTCTTTGCCGCCATCCTTTCTTGGTTGTCCCACACGTCCCGGGTGGCCTCGGCATCCTCGCGCGCGTACTTGGTCGCGCCCTCGGGCCATGCCGACACCGGAAGGTCCCGCAATTCTCCGTAGCGTAACCGCCAAGTATCCTTGTCCAATTGCCGGTCCGTGTGGCGCCGCGTCAAGTCCTCCAAGGAATAGTTGAGGGGAACCCACTTCCACGTCTTGGCATGGACGTATCCACGGAAACATCCGGAGGCGATGTCTATGATTTTCTGCCTTAGCTGGACGTCCTCCACCCGGTCCTCGGCATAAGCCCGGAAGATTCCGGGGCGGAGGGACGGGAATTGTGCCGCGGCGACGAGAAAGTCATAGGCCACGTTCGCGCCCACGAACCGGGAGCCGTACCGCAGGTGTTTCGCGAGGAAGGCGCCCGCCTCCGTCCAATGGAGAAGGTGGGTGGTGTCGAGGTCCGGGCGCGCGGGGTCCGCGCGGACGACGGCCGAAAGACAAACCATCGGGGGTGCGTTCCGCCCGGGAGCGATGAGACAGGTCTCAGTGTCCCAAAAAACGATGGCACAACCTTTGGGCGGAGATGGTTTCGGAATCATTGCCAAAACCGAAGAGAGGAGTGGATCCTTTCTCGGTATTCGGCATCCGGCTCGATTCGCCTACGGACTCCGTAGTGGTCCCCGATCGCGTCCAACACCTCACCCGCCGCCACTTGTAGACGGGCGCGCGCACGCTTTTTCATACTCCATCCCAAAACCACGTCCGCCACGGCTCGGCCGAGGTGGTAGGCCCCGAGACACGAGGTAGAGAAAATCCAAGCAAGCAAGAAAAGTCCAAGCATGACCCCTCCGGGTGGGGTTTAGAGACCCCATTCCAAATCTTCGCGCCTCGGGATGTCGCCCGACCGTTCGGATTGGATCAAAGATTCAAGACATTGCGCCGCCACCTCGCACGCATTGGACGGGGTCTCTGCGACCACCTCCAAGCAAACCAAGCGCGGCCCGTTCAAGAAAAGTTCTTTGTCCCCATTGCTGTTGGACTCACAAATCCGGACAACGGGAATGTAAAGCTTGTAGACCTTCATTTCCCCACACCCCACCGATGCCTACGATCGAGGCATTCGATCCAAGCAATGGCGACCGCGGCGATTTGGACCAACTCAGCACGCAACGCGGCGGGGTCCTCCTCTTCCAAGGCCTCGTAAACCTCTTCCCGGAGGACATGCGCCCACGTCAAACCGCCATGATGCGCGGTCGCGGCAATCTCGTATTCCGTTCTCGCGTTCTTGGCCGCGATCCAATACGTCTTGCGGCACGTACCATCCGGGTGATTTTGCTCACCATACTTGCGGTCTTGGTTAGACCGCTCCAACGCGACGTCCCGAAGGACGTCACTTAGAGACACCGGGTGCATGGGCTGTCAGGGTCGCAGCGCGACCGGTTCCCAATCGTGGCGGGTGAAATCCATTCCGCGCTTTTGTGTCTTGATCGCCACGGTCGAAACCTTGACCACCTGTCCGGCCAACGAATTCGAACCCTTCCCATCCTTGCACAAGGCCGCTTCGCAAATTGCGGCAAGCGACGGGCCCACCTCACGGTCGAAACGCTCTTTCATGGTGGAAAGATCGTAACCGTAAATGGCCGCGACGAATTGCTTTACCGCGCCTTGAAAGACGTTCTTGTCAGTACAGGATTGGTACCAATTACGTTCCGCACCCACGGGGTGATTCGGATCGGTGGTGTCGACGACATCGAAATCCACGACAAAGGCATCACCCTTGTCTCGCGTGGAAATGATGTCACACTTTTTGATCTTGAGTGTGAACTTGTGACCCGCGGAAAGATACTTGCCGCGTTTGGTGATTTCTGCCTTTTCGATGCCATCCCAGATTCCCATGATAAGCTCCGATTCTATTATTGATTTCAAGAACGTCCGTATGGACGTGGTCCCCACCCGTGGAATTGCACCACGTATCCGGATGCGCGGTCCAGGCCCGACTAGTTGGGCGGCGGGAAAAAAGAAAAACCCCGCGGGCTAGGCGGGGTTTTCGGTTACGCCGTGGCGACGCGGAGATACTCGCGGCACGTGGCCACGGTTCCGCGGCTGGCGGGGATCCCCGCTGCGGCCTTGGCGAGAGCAAGCTCCGAGGCCTCCGAGGCCTTGGCAACCGCCTCGAGTCCAAGCGCACGGATGTGCGAAAGCAGCGCCGCGCGCTCGTCGTCGTTCAGAACCTTGCCCTTTTCGTCCTTGTGCTCGTCACCCATGACACACCTTCCTAAGTAAGTGACCCGCCATTCCGTGACGGGGTTGGTAGGAAGATGGTATTACGAGCAACCGTGCGGCGCGACTTTTTTAGCGCTGGAATCTACGGGACGGGAGGTAAGCCACCTCGTGATAATCTTCGCACGTAATGTCCGCGTAAAGTAGTTTTTGGGCTTGACCGGTGGAGTCTTGTATGTATCGGGCGTCATTTTGCGCCCGCTGCAACCCCTCCCAATGTTCGATGCATCCCAAAAAAACCGTGACCCCGACCGTATCGGCCTCTTGACCGTCCCGGTGGGTGCGGCCGATCAATTGCTCCACCTGCAAGCCGTTGGGCGGCAGGGAGACAATGTAGTTATCGTGCCACCAAAATTGCAGGTTCCGCCCGGTGGCGTTGGACGCGATCGAGGCAATGGCCGGCCCCCGGTATCCGCCCGGAGCGGTGTCGGGGTGGTACCACTCCCGCCCGCATGC